GGTAGCTACAGAGCTAGGTTCTAGTGTTATCTACTGTCACCACCACTCAAAGGGTTCACAAGGTGGCAAGAAGTCCATGGACCGCGCTAGCGGTTCGGGTGTGTTTGCTCGAGATCCTGACGCACTTATCGATTTAGTCGAGCTAGAAGTATCTGAAGAATTACTGACCCAGCGATTAAATCAAGCAGCATGCGAAGTATACAAGCAGGCTTTGCAGGAGCGAAATAATGCCTATTACCAGCAAAATGTTGGCTTAGATGACCTCTTAAGCCCTGCACAAATGCGGACACACTTTGAGAAAGGTATTCCTGATGTTATGGCTCGGGCTCCGTATATAGATAAGCTAGAAGAGGCTCGCGACAAGATTCAGATAGCAACGGCATGGCGTGTTGAGGGTACGCTTCGAGAATTTGCTAAGTTCAAGCCAGTCAACATGTGGTTCAGTCACCCAGTGCATACACTTGATGAATCGGGTGTATTGGCGGATATCCAATTGGAAGAGACTACGCCAAATTGGAAAAAGAATCTAGATAGTAAAAAAGGTAATGAGAAGAAAAAGAAGTCTGCTGATGAAAGATTCACTACTGCTATGGATGCATTATTCGACGGAATCAATCCGGTTGAATTGAGTGAAATGGTGGAATATTTTTCAACAGAAGACAAACCTGTTAGCGAAAAAACTATCAGAAGATGGGTCAAAAATAGAGATGATTTTGAAGTAAAAAACAATCAAATCACACCCAAAGAAGAGCCAGGGACAGAGTAGGGACAAGGACAAACCCGACAGACAAACCCGAGAGTGTCCCTCGGGAATGTCCTTGACTCTCAGAGACAAACCCGAAGATGTCCCTGTGTCTCTGGAGTGTCTCTAGGGACAAAGACAAACCCGAGAATGTCCCTGAGAAAACGCACAACCATGCGGGTTTTAAGCTCTAGGGACAAACCCGAGAAACTCAGGGACAAAGCTAGGGACAGAATATCTCCCTCCTTGAGGAGAGATATTTAGGAAGTGTCCCTGAGAGTTCAGAAGAACAGGTACAGGAACAGGGGCGATTGAGCTACGCCCCCTGTAACCCTGTAACCCTGTCCTCCACTCTGAACTTAGGCGCGTATAAAAAGAAAGGAAAAAATAAAAATGGGACGTCGAAAGAAAAAGTATTCAGTGAATTTGGAAATAGGTAAAAAAATGCCGCCACTTTATCACACGTTGCCGGGGCAAGATTTTTGGTATTCCGATTCTGAAGTCTTGAAATGGGTTGCAAATCAGCCGACTCTTTTAAACTGGGTAAAAGACCAACTAAAAACAGCTGGCTACATCGTCTACAATCCCGAAACAGGTCAGTGGAAAGGTGTAGACTATGATGATTGAATTCTTTTTACCGATGAAAAAAATCCCGACAACAACTCATCAACAGAAAAAGGTAAATGTGAAATCTGGTAAACCAATCTTTTATGAACCAGAGGACCTAAAAAATGCCAGAGCGAAATTTGAGAGCTTGCTTGCCCAGCATGTGCCTCCTGATAAATTTAAAGGAGCTATTCGGCTTACAGTCAAGTGGTGCTTTCCTCGTATCAAAAAAAGCTACGATGGTCAGTACAAGACCACAAAGCCGGATACAGACAATCTGCAGAAATTGCTCAAGGATTGCATGACGAAACTTGGATACTGGCAAGATGATGCTCAAGTGGCCAGCGAGATTGCTGAAAAGTTCTGGGCTGACACAGTCGGAATCTATATCAAGATCGAGGAATTGCTATGAGAATTGACTACATCGATTTCTTTAGCAGAGTCATTCCAGAATGGATGGCATGTAGCAACCAGAAGAGCCAAGAGGTCGGTTTCGGCTCGGACGCTTATTGGCTATGGGCAGTAACGACGATTGGCGAAATTTGTAAGCAATACAATGATGATTCACTAGTGACGGAGCAATTTGGTCTGCTTTTTAGCTGGCTAGAAAAACAAGTAAGATAAAACAAGGAGGTGGAGTGATGAGTTATGATTTGGAAATCTTAGCGAAAATAGAAAATGGACAATATATCTGTATCGATGAACCTAGATATAGTTCTCCAACTTACAATCTTGGAAAAATGTTTAGGGTGGCTATGGATTGGGATTTTGACCAAGACACTACGTACAACATCGCTGATATTTTAGATAATATCCAGCGTGGTATATCTGAATTAGAGCGGTACCCTGAAAAGTATGTGCAGTATGAACCTGAAAATAGATGGGGAACAGTTAGCGGTGCATTGGAGGTTTTAAAGTCATTGAAAGAGTGTATTTTAGAACAAGATATTGATACGAAATATTTATATATGAGGTGGTAATGTGAAACGATTCATTACAGTATGTATCCTCGTCTCTGCTGGACTAAACATCTGGCAGAGCATCCAAATCAAAAAATTAGAAGAAAAGCGCCCGATTATCGTCTATAAAGCTGATAATCAAGGCGCAGAAATCAAAGGCAGAGTCGTCCACAAGGAGAAGATTGGAGACCTGCATACAATCACTATTAAAAATTATGGCATTTTCGTAGTCACGCAAACAAGCTACGAATCATTGAGGATTGGAGACGAGGTGAGATTATGATACCGAAATATAGAGCGTATGATGGTGGTTCATTAAGTTATATGTATCAACCAGAAGAAGTGATGGTTTGTGATGGCGATATTTGGATACATGATGAAGATTCAGTCGCTGGTGAATGGATTGTGAACAATGACATTCACCTCATGCAATCGACAGGACTTTTTGATAAAAATAACAAAGAGATATTTGAGGGGGATGTAGTTAGACAAGTACGAACCCAACCAACAACGGAAAATGAAATAATTATAGGTGTTGTAACCATGATAGAGGGAGCTTGGTTGATTATGAACGATTGTGAGCAGTTAGCTAGCAGATTGTGGTCAGAAACTGACGAAAACGAAATCATCGGCAACATCTACGAAAACCCTGAACTTTTGGAGGATAAATAATGAACGAGGAGATGGAGCATGAGAATTAAAACATCAATGGGAACAATCATCAATGTTGACAATATAAAGCGCAGTATCACAGTTGAGGGCGTTGAATTGGGCTCAGATTGTCGTGCGCTGACTTCTAAACACAAAGATGGTACAGGTACAATAACACTAGTTTTTGATGGGAAAATAATTTAAAAAAAAGCCAAGGCGCTCTCTGCCTCAGCTAATAGTTCTCACAAAGACTATTATATCACAAAGGAGATAGAGAGTGAACAAGGCTAAAGAGCTATTGAAAGAATTACAAGACCTTGACATGGACATCCAAAGCCGTATAGATGAAATCAATGAGCTTGAGGCAGGTTTGCTCTCAAGTCCTAAGTGGGCAGACGTTAAAGTCCAAGGTGGTCATACTAGAAAAATTGATGACGTGTACGCTCAGTTGGTAGTGATGAAAGAGGCTATAGAGCAGGATACTAAAGAAGTTATTAACAGGAAAATTGAATTAGGTAGAATGATCAACAGGCTTAAAAATCCAAAGCACAGGGCGGTATTAAGAATGACATATATTACTAAAACGTATATCGAGGATATTTGTGATAAGTTATCAATCAGCAAGAGCTCGTATTACAGCATGCGTAAGGTTGCTATTGAAGAGCTGGAGGTAATTTTGGAATAATTTGGAATTTCTTGAGTTATCTTGAGAATATCTTGAGAATATGTGTTAATCAAAATAATCCTGATGTGCACTGTAACGATAATCTGTTAGAATGGTAGTATCAAGAATTGAAAAGAGAGGTCTCAGAATTTGGTAGATGGTTACCTGTAATGCCAGGGGGCTGTAATGGCCTTGGAGGTTCAAATCCTCCCCTCTCCTTTGAGTGTTTTGTGTCCCAGAACGGGGTAGGCAGTAGGCTTAGCATTCACATATTACTCATTAACTTACAAATGGTCGCGGAGCGACTGGACCTCGCATGGTTGCGTAGCTAATTATATTCCGGATAAGTTATAAGCTAGGCGGTTTGATTCCGCTAGAGGTTGTAAAGACTACAAAAAATAAATCAGAAAATTGATTTCTAATTAACACGCAAGGTTGTAGTCGCCTTGCAGTTGGAACGTAGCTCAGTTGGTGGAGCGATATGACTATAAAGGGTCTGAAACGTAGGCAGGTTCGAGTCCTGTCGTTCCAATTGTATCTCTGTGAGTAGCTATCACAATAGGGGTACAGGGCGGTAATTAGATTTAGGCTGATTAACCTGTAGGACAGAGATAAAGTAGCGCTATATAAGGCTCTGGTGGGGGAGGCACCCACTTACCGCATACAGTCACTCTTTGAGTGGCTTTTTTTGATTTACAAAACGGACAAATAGGAGGTAATAGGTTGGGCAGAGCACGAGACCCAAACCGAGATAAAGCTTTTGAGATTTATAAGCAGAATAACGGAAACATCACTAACCGTAAGCTTGGTGAAATGTTGGGCGTGCCTGAAAAAACTATCTCAGTTTGGAAGTTAAGAGACAAATGGAGCGAATGTAGTACTACAAAAAACAAAAGTAGTACTACCAAACGAACACGGGGAGCGCCGAAAGGCAATAAGAACAGCAAAGGCGGAAGTATAGGTAATCAAAACGCCCTCAAACATGGACTGTTTGCTAAGTATCTGCCTCAAGAGGTATATGAGATAGCGCAAGAGCTTTCAGAAAAACAGCCTATTGACATCCTTTGGGAAAATATCACTCTGACCTATGCTAATCTACTACATGCTCAGCGCATTCTGTACGTTCAGGATGTTGAGGATACTACAAGTGTACTTATAGCTAGCACGGCAAAAGGTGGAGCAAGCTATGAAATTCATACAGCATGGGAT